TTACATCACCGGGCAGTCATCAAACTCCGCATTCCTGGCATCATTAATGATGTACGTGATCACTCCAAATACAGCGGGTGCAGAACTGTAACCATCATCATCTGCTGGCAGCGCTTCCCTTCTCCCGTTATCCAGATTAACCAGGTGCGGCTGAGGATGAGTCCGATATCGCTTGATCCTGAATTCCCCGTCGATTGCGCATATCAGCAGTGAACCATCGCAGGCAGTAAGTGATGCATCCACAACAAGCAACGCCCCCTGGAGTATTCCTTCCCTGAAATGTGAACGCGATGCCCGCATGAAATAAGTCGCTGCTGGCTGGGTGATTAGCTGCTGATCGAGGGAAATCCTTTTTTCAACATAATCTGCCGCAGGTGAAGGAAAGCCCATGTTTACGCCCTCTCTTGAATACCGGATAAAAACACAGTATAAATACTGTATATCCATCCAGCAAAGAGGCTAAAAGCAATGTTCGTGGAACTCGTTTATGACAAAAGGAATTTTGATGGTCTGCCCGGTGCAAAAGATATCATTCTGGGTGAATTGACCAAGAGGGTTCACCGGATTTTCCCCGATGCTGATGTCCGGGTAAAACCGATGATGACACTGCCGGCGATCAATACTGACGCCAGTAAGCATGAGAAGGAACAGATAAGCCGTACTGTTCAGGAAATGTTTGAAGAAGCTGATATGTGGTTGGTGTCCGAATTCCCGACTGTTCGCCAGGTTGGACTTTAAGCATGGTGAGGCAGTTGAGCATACTGCGGCTGCCTTACCATTAGAGCTTTACCCCCACAGGAAACTTTTTATAAAGCGTACACACAGCCACGTCATAAATTATCGCTACCTGCTTCCTATCCACGCCGTTCGCTATCAATCTGCCAGCCTGCGCCCATTGCTCCTGGGTTAGTTTTGGACGCCTGCCACCGATTCTACCTTTCTCACGAGCTGCAGCCAGACCTGCCCGGGTGCGTTCCACAATTAACTCCCTCTCCATTTCCGCCAGGGCTGACATGATATGAAAGATGAAGCGCCCCATCGGGCTTGATGTATCGATACTGTCTGTGAGGCTCTTAAAGTGGATACCGCGCTGCCGAAGTTCGTCCACCAGCAGAACCAGATTACGCATGCTGCGCCCAAGCCGATCCAGCTTCCAGACCACCAGCGTATCCCCCTCATTCAGCGCCTTAAGAAGCTTTTTCAACGCTGGCCGGTTCGCCACTGTTCCGCTCATTTTTTCTTCGAAAATTTGCTCACATCCTGCGCGTTCAAGCGCTTGTCGCTGAAGATCCGTATTTTGGTCATTTGTTGACACCCTTATGTAGCCAATTTGCATATTTTTCACCCAGTTATTTCTGCAAAAAAATCAGGTGAAGTTATCGGCCAGGCCACTCAAGAGCAATCTATAAAACGTCGGTTTAGGAGACAGCGCTACCAGGAATGTTGGAACGGCAGCGGGAACAGTGGCCGCTGGGAATGACAATCGGCTCAACACTCTTGAAGGTAAAACTGGAGGGGGGATCACTGGAGCTGTGATTGCTAAAAGAACTTCTGATTCCAACCCCGCGTCCGGTGGCGAGCTTGAGTCAGTTCTTCAAAACTCTGGCGGATCTGCCCTTTCACAGTTTCATATGTTTACTCAGATGGCTGGTAATACCCGCTATGGATTCCTCCGTGTGTGGGATACATCAACATTCAAAGACTGGTATTTCGACCATTCCAGCGGAAATGCTTACGCTGCCGCGGCATGGGTAAATAACTCAGATCGCCGAATTAAAGATAAACTCACCCCAATTGAAAACGTATTTGAGAAAATGAAAAAAATACGTGGGTATACCTGGGTGCGGAAAGATGACCAGATGAAAGGCTCTTTTGGGATTGGCTTTGTGGCTCAGGAGGTGCAGGAGGTATTTCCTGAGGCTGTATCACATGCCCAGGAGGGTTCTTTGACAGTAGATGGCCAGGTGATAGAGCAACCATTGGCGCTATCCCCTGGTGATGTAGCTGCGGCTCTCCACCATGAAGCTATATTGGAGCTTATGGAAGAGATCACGGAGCTAAAACAACAAGTCAGCTCCCTTTCATCTCAACGCTGAGCATCCTTTTTAGTTCGTTTACTTCGTCAATGAGAGCGAGGATCGCTTCATGGTGAAGCGCTGCAGCAACTCCGTACGTATCTGGTGAAAGAACACCTTCGACTACAGAACCATCTGAAAGAGTAACATTCAGCCCCTTAGAAACAGCCTCAGGAAATACTTTTTGTACTTCCTGAGCTGTAAATCCGATACCAAATGAGCCGGTTGATTTCCATTTCCAGGTTTGCCCGCGTATTAGACGCATTTTTTCAAGCGGCTCACTAATTGGGCCATCAATATCTTTAAGTCGTTCGTCACAAGTCGGTGACCATGCTACTCCCTGGGCTACGCCATCCTGTCTGAATGACCAATAGGCCGGAGTGCCACCGAACGCAAGCTGAAGATAGCCGAAGGTTCCCGTTCCCTGTACAACCTGAGGATATAACGAGAAATCAATCCCGTTATAAACTCCCGATCTGAATCTGGAGCCAATAAGTTCAGCATTGGTTACTGTTCCTGCTGACGGCGTACTTGCCGGGGATGCGCCGCCGGCTTTAACCTGTCCTGAAATAACCCCACCTGTTTTTCCATTTATGCTGTCAAAACGAGAATCGTCTCCGGCGGCGACCGTTCCCGCCCCTGTTCCGACTTTCCTCGTGGCGCTGTCTCCTAAACCGAGGTTTGTGCGAGCGCCTGATGCGGTTGTCGATCCGGTACCGCCCTGGTTAACAGGTACGGCCCCACCGCTCTTGGTTGCCATATTGTCAGACAGATATTTCCATGATGGGCCGGTGAAGGTGGTGCCGTCAGGCAGCTTCACTGTGATGTTTCCGGCGGCGCTGTAAACCCGCTGCCAGTTCTGTTTGTCGTAATTCAGTCCACGCAGCGCTTCAGCACTTTGCGCTACCAGCGCGGCAGTGACCATGTTCAGCGCCACACGGGGAACCGCTGACCAGGCCGCGCCGGATTGTGTTGGCCCGGTAAAGTTGCTGACCAGCGTCAGCTGGGTATTACTGTCGACCGTTTTCACCGGCAGCGTGTAGGACACACCGCCCACAGTCGAAACAATGAAATCACCTGCGGCGAGTTCGGTTGCGAATGATGTTCCTGCCCCTGATACCAGAGCAGAGTTATTCGTCAGGGTTAAGGTTCCTGCTGACATACGTTTTCCTCAGTACATATTGGGAAGAATGAGAATGGGCATGGTGATATTTCTGTTTCTGGTCATATCCCATGAACCGGAGTTGTGGTTAGCAAAGACTTTGTTGTAGGCTGACCTGACATTACCACCGGACATCACGACGCCCTTCGTCCGTATGTTTCCGTAACCGCCATCCATACGAACCTGCACGCCGGTATAAACTATCTGGCAGAACCCGCCGCCAATATTCTGGAAAGCATCGGTGATCTGAATTTGACGGTCATACACAAATGGGCGTTTCAGCGTGGAGAACGTGACCTGACCTGCTGCGTTGGTCATCGTAATACCGTCTCCGCCAACTGGTGCGGTCTGGTTGAATATCACCAGGTCTATCGTCGCCGTTCCGGCCACGTCGTCCCGCCCTGTGTAGGAAATATCGCGAACGATGATACTGGTGCCATCAAACCCCACCGACACATTCGGGTTATCCCATTTGCCGAAAGGAATACCGGTGACCGGAAGCGCAGCGCTACCGTTTACCGTAATGCGCCCGGAATAAGCGCAGGTCATCAGCGCGGCCTGGTTGGATATGGCGGTAAAGTCAGTCGAGTTTGAAACCAGTAATCCTTCGTTGTAAGTCGCCGCAGGCAGCAATTCCATAACGTAGCCTGACCAGTCAGGGACAATGCTTTTCCCCCCTATTGTCTCAGCCCCGATGATTACCCCGGAATCACCGTTTCGGGTGACAACCGTCATTATGGCCACGTCGAATTCAGCAAAGGAATAGATGTAGATGGGATTGGTTGGCACAACGATAGCCTGCGAACCGGGAACTAGCGGGGTATTGACCGGGTACTGCATGAACTGGGATGACCAGCCCGAGAACGATGTGCAAAAACTGGGGGCTCGCAGCCCCGCAGTAATAGCCATCACCGGACGGCCATCGTTGTAATCAATCAGAATCCCTTCCGGCATTATGACCACCTCCCGACGACAACCCGTCCACCACCAGGAAGATTAACTGTCACTCCGTTACCGTTGATAACAACTGTGTTATTGGTACCGTTAAATGAAAACTGGCCGCTGTTCGCATAAAACTGTCCATGAAATTCACAGTTCCCGTTTTTGTCGATATTCCACCCAGCCCCAGAAGGACCAGGGATGAAAGAGGTGGACCGGATATAGTTGCCAATCTTGGCATTGGTGATACTGCCATCCTGAATTAGTGCATCGCGGATAAATACTTGCCCGTTATAGACAAAAAATGCAGCAGTGTAATTTCCCGGATCACTTCCGGAATAAATACCAAACTGATCAGCAGCAAAAACCACTGTGGATTTATAGCTGTTCCCCGATGGCTCAATCGACATACCGAACCCGGTGCTGTATTTCACTCCATTCCTGACAATGCCGAGATTAGTGACATAAGAAGCTTTTGCCGTTCCATCAATATTTACTTCGGCGGTCAGTTTCTGGTTAACCGCAGCAGTCAAAGTGCCTTTTGGTCCGATTGACGCCTGAACATAACTGGACAGATCAGCGAGCCCCTGTTCGGCGGTAGCCACCGTGGTTTTTACGACAAGAATATCAGCACGTACCTCACCATATTGTTGATACTGATGCTCAACGGTGCCATGGTTCGCCAGCGCATTTTCCATAATGCCTTCCAGGTTCGTATCGACACCGGCCTTAACGTTCTGGAATGCGTCTGATTTCTGTACTGCATCATCAATGAGGTCTATGAGACTGCCAGTGTCCATAGAGCACAGCGCAGGTACCTCGATAAACCCTGATGCACCAAAGGCGTTAATGGTCCTGATGTACCAGTAATAGGTATGCCCTACCTGTAGCTGATTGCTGGTCCAGGTGGTTCCCATCCCTTCACGGTTGGCATTCGCTTCCACGGTGACTGTTGAGGCATCAGGCAGTTTTGTTTCGCCTGACGTCCAGAAATCAAACTGCGTGGAAACATTGGTAATTGCCGCCAGACGCGGGATCAGCGTGACGGCAAAGAAGCCCTGCTCAATATCAACATGGGAAGGTGCTGGCGGGGCTTCAATACTGAATTCCAGATACCCTTCCGGCGACTCTGCCCCCATCTGGTTTACGGCAATAACGTGGGCTGTGTAGGTATTTTTCGGTAACCCGGTAAGACGCGTGAACGTCCCCGGAACCTGGACGGACATGACCATTTGACCATTGCGACGAATGATCACTTTGTTATAGACCACCGGCCCGATATTCTGCCAGGACAAAATGCCCTGTACGACCTGACCGATTTCCTCCACGGTATATTTCAGGTTCTGCGGCTGCGCCACGCCGCCTGATGGCAACTGAGTGAACGGCGGTCGCTCGATCGGTTTGCCGATGGCATCGCCCCAGACATCTGCTGTTTCCTGCTTCAGTGTCAGCTGTACGCCATTCTGAACGCCAAACTTCCAGTCAGTTACCCGCATCTCAACGTTTACGATACCGATAGACGGGAAATTCACCTTCACATACATTCCCGGGCGGTAACGGTACCCGCTCAGATTTAACGTAACGTTCATGGTTCTGGCGATGCGGGTGCGCTTTAACTTCACGTCTGCCAGACGCTGGGCCTGAAATTCAGAGGTCACAAATCGCAGCTTCATATCCTGCGATATTTCTACCCCGTCTTCCGCCACCCATTCACTGACAGACACTGAGGGGAAATCCGCTTCGGTATAACCCTGCTGCGGATCGACAAATGTCCCCTTGATAGTGTTAACGCGTTCCGCCTGAGAGACTTCCGGCATGATTTCAATATCACCGGCCAGCTGGCTCTCAGTTATCACCTCTGTGGCGGGGCCGTAGTAAGCCCCGACCAGAAGGCCATGTTTGCCTGCGGTATAGGTTACATCCCCGGCGCAAGCTGCCAGCATCCCTTCCAGAATACTGACTTTGTTTTCACTGAGATCGAACTCACCGTTAATCGTGTAGCGCTTCTCAACGGTATTGCTGCCAGTAATCACATCCTCATCACAGATGTTCGCCGCTTCCTTAAACTGGTCCCAGAGAATATCGGTATCGGGTACTTTCAGGTAATTGCGGTAATAGTCCAGGATAACCAGCGCCGCATTGTTGCTGTAACCCGTCAACCCGGTGCGCGGGTCATAAATAGCCCGCCCCTGTTTTTCGACCTTAATGTTAGGGATGCCTGCCGGGAATTTTTCAGCATTGAATTTAAGGGATACGCGCAGCCAGGTGAGCCCTTTCCCGATCATGTCTTCTTTCCATGACGGGCAGTTTTCAAGCATGTAAGGGTCCACCGTCTGGCGGTTGGTGTGCAACTCGAAAAAGGCATGCTCAGGATAGCTACTGATCGGTTCATCACCCAGCCAGACCGTCTGAACACCGGATAACGGATGTCCCGCCAGGGCAATGGCCAGATGCAGCATTTCGCCATCATCCTGTTCGCCAGCCTGCTCTTCGGAAAAGAACAGAGTGCCAGCAGATGTGGAGCGACCATAAACAACGGTTTTGGCACTGGCCGCAGCGCGCAGAACCTGTTTACGTTCAGACGTATCACGGTAGGAATTCAGCGATGGGGTCTTGGTCAGCGCCTGAGTGGCAATCTGTGCGGCGACGGTGATAACCATCGCAATGGCATACATTTCATTTGCCGCCGCCACACCTGCGGCAATGGTGGCAACAATCGGAACAGCAGCAGGCATTAACGCACCCTCCAGACACTCAGCGGTTTAACCCGCAGACTGACAAGACCATTTTCGCCAGGCGCCCACACAACGCCGGAATACACCACCCCGGCACACCGCGCACCGGCATTTTCAACCACGGCGATATCCCCTCTCTGCGCCAGTTTCACCGGCACTTCATCGAGATAACGGGCCAGCACCTTTTCAAGCGAACCGCCACCGCGCAATATCGCCTTTTTAGCCCCATGCTCGCTGTCGTAGGTTCCGCGCCAGCCTGCCGCAAAATCCTCGCCGCACATGGCCTGAGCGCAGTCCGCCGCGAACAGGCAGCAGTCATGACTGCCCCATAAAAAAGGCCGCTTTTCAGCGGCCCTTATTACGGTGATTAATCTGTTATGCCAGTCCGGATGCTTCATGCTCCCTCACTTATAGGTAAATCCTGGCGCATCTTTTTTACTGCCCCAGTAAATAGAACGTTCAGACATCTGCGCCACATACCGGAATATGCGGTCGCCGGGATAAGCAGCCTGCTGCGATTCATCGGTATAACGATCGGGGAAAGGACGCTGCCAGTCTTCAAAAATATTACTGATGGTGTACTGCAGGGCGTTCGTCCCGCCAGCGGTCGCTCCCGTACTGGATACCCGCCCTTTAAACAGGAGATCGGCAACCTGGACAACACCGTTATCATCCATGGCCACCAGATAGATTTCGGCATTTCTGCCCACGCATCGCTCATTCAGCGTGGTGGCAAAGAGGGCCATATCCAGGCCAGAAAGGGTCATTTTGACCTGCGTCGGGCTGGTCGTGCTGGTTTCGCTGGCATCATCAACAGAACCCATGCGCCCCATACCGTAATAGACATAACCGCCGAGAACCAGTGTCCCAGTACCGGAATGCACATAGACGGTACCGGATTCAAACTGAATATTAGCGGCGATCGCAACCGTCACCCTGTCGCGGGATAACCAGTCCACCATCGAATCAGAAAAGGGGGAATACAGCATTAAAATGCCTCCTCAAGCTCCAGTGTATAACTGGTAAAAACACCCGGCACACGGTTACCGGCTCCCTGCTGGTTATCCTTCAGTTTGAAAATGCCGTAGGGTTTCGCAACTTCAATGGCAGCATTAGCAGGTGGCGAGCTACGTAACATAGGCGCAAAGGCAATCATTGCGGTACCATTCGCCGCGCTCGTCACGTCGGCTGTAACCATCTTCAGTTCATCGTTAACAGTGAAATAATCGCCCTGTCTGAGCACAACTGTTCCCGGCGTCCAGCCCTTACTCTGAAGCTGGATTCCTGTCTGATTAGCACCATCAACAACGGGCGCACCAGCAGGCGCTCTGCCACTTCTCCCCCAGTCACGGACTTTTACCCTGCCATACTCACCGTCAAGCGAAGCCACCAGAGCATCAATGCGCCTGGATTTTTCATCCGTCAGGTTATTGAAGGTCAGGGAACATACCCAGCGGGTACCGGGGAAGCGTGCTGTCTGCGATGCCCCATTGAAGGGGGAACGGAAGGTTTTGGTATTACTCTCAGGTCGCCATGTCAGCGACGCGGGACAGACATCTTCCGGCCATTCGAGTACAGCCATAGATTCTCCTGCATTATTCTGCGCATGTCAGCGCTACTGATCATTTGTCAGGATGTTACTGGTTTACATACCTGGTTATGGTTGTTACTCAGCCCGTCAGTGGTGGGACACTGGCGTTCTCTGGTTATGAGGGACGGCTGATTACCTCTGGATAAGGAAATAAAATGAAGTTTTACCTGTCTAAAGTGCAACTGCTACACATTGGAATGCCAGGTGATTACGAACCAGAAGCCGGGGCTCCAAATGTCAGATTTACCGTTTATGGCGAGCACGGAGAAAGCATCACCAATCATATATTCATTGAGAATGCGAAGAATCGCTCTCTGGCGGAAATTGAAAAAGAGATAACCCAGTACATCAGAGAAATATACTCTTCATAAACTGATTGATCGACGCAACGGACCACGGCAAAGAAAGTCTTGATGTATTTGTTTTATAGCTGCGGCAGTAGCTTCTTCAGTTGATTTTGACATTGCCAATGATAGTTCAGCGGTCTTATGTTTGGCCGCTTCTTTCATATCAGATATTTCTTTTTCCAACTCTGCAACTCGTTGTTCTAAAGTCATAACTGTCTCCCGCCTTTCGGCTTAATGAATATTAATAATGGTTACACGCCAAGCAATTTCCTCGCCTGACCTCTATTAGAGAAGTCCTGAAGCAATTCCTGACGCGCCTGTTTCGCACCGTCGTTAGCTCCCTGTCGTGCAGCTTCCTGCATAGCCTGCTTCAGTGCAGCGTCTCCGTTACCGGAAATATTGAAATGCTGAGTGATGTGAATTTCTCCATTACCAGTTGCTGCTGGCTGACTACCAACCATGCGAACACCCAGCGAACCATCAGCTGATCGTGTCAGTGGCATAATCGCTTCTGGCCCCGCCTCCCCCATAAGCCCAGCGCCTTTTGCAAAAGCAAAATATGTCGGTGTGCTAACAATGCTGTTGCTGTAAGCGCTCAGACTTTCAGAGGCATATGCACCACCTTTTGCATTCAGCTTTATACCAGAAGCGGCAGAGTTATAAGCGCCAGAAGGAGTGCTACCAGATGCAGCTCCAGCGCCCGCCCCAAACATACCGCCGATCGAACTGAAAAAACCGCTGTTACTGGCTGAGCGCAAAGAATCCACCAGCATCGCATTGAGGATAATTTTCTGCATAGACTGAAGCACAGAACTGGCCCAGTCTTCCCAGTCGACCTTATTACCGGCCAGAGCATCGGAAATATTTCCCACCAGCCCGGACATTGCGTTATTCACCAGGTCAGCAGACTGAGATGCGTAATCAGAAGCAGTGTCAGCCCAGTTCGCAAAACCTTCACGCATACCCATTGTCCAGTCACTGCGCTGAGCGTCAGAAGCTGAGTAGTAAGCTTCCTGATCTCGTAACCGTTCATCGAGATAACGTTTATTCAGTGCCAGTTCCTGACGGTATAGGTCTTCAGAAATATCACCTGACTGGTACTGGCGCTGCAGATCAACGTTCTTCTGCTGAAATTCCTCCCTGATGCGTAGCATTTCCTGCATACGTTCACGCATTCGGCTTCCCTGTCCATACCCGGTAAGTTCTGCCTGGTTAGATGCTCGCGCGCTGGCGTTTGAGTCAGCGAGGTTGGCTTCATACGCCGCTAATTGTTCGCGGATTTTTTGCTGATCAATCAACGCGGCATTCTGCAACAGGGTTTGTTTTTGTGCCTCGGTGAGAGACGTAAGCTCACCCTGGCTAACCTGGTATTTCAGTTTTGCCAGTTCGGTATTTTGACCAGCCAGAGCGATTTGCTCTTTCTGCTGCTTAATGAGCTTGTCGTAAGTATCCGCCGTTTTTTCGGCTTCAGTTTTTCCACCTTTTGCTTTCGGCTTATTAGCCTGATTATTTCTCCACTCCTCTAAACCATTATTAATTAACTCCTGACGGCTGGTCTGGTAACGAGGGTCATTAGAAGCGAAGCCAAGATCATCAGCAGAATAACTTAATCGTAAGCGTTCTCTCTCCTCACCTTTAAGGCGAGATAATTCAAGTTCACGCCTACTTTTTTCAATCGCATCCACCTGTTTAGTATTTAGGTCAGCCTGAGGTGACCTTAACGGAGAGTTAACCAGTCCCTGGCGAGACATAAGCAGTGCATTTCCCAACCCTAGCAGACGGTTAAACTCTGTATGCTGGCCGTTCATAATTAATAATGACTGATAGGCTGAATTCTGTTCTGCTGCCTGCTGACGTATAAGCGCAATACGACGATGCTCTACCCCCTCAAGAACCTCCTGAATAGACTGCGATTTAGCCTGCATCTGTGCCAGGCGTTCTTGCTCAATAGCTAAAGCATTAGTGGCATCAGAAAGACCTCGAGTGGCATCATCTATGCTCTTAAGATGGTTAACCATGTAACCTGCAACTGTAGGACCAGGGTTAGCCAACATGTGCTGGTAACCGGAAATTTCTTCCCGTAACTGCCTAACCTTTTTTGCCTGCTCATCAATAAGCCGGTTTTGCTCGTCTAATGCCTGCCTGGTCTTGGCTTCATTATCTGAAGCCTCAGGTAATGACATGGTTTTTGTTTTAGAGCGTATCTGATCAATAGTATTTGCATAGTCTTGTGCGGATCGGCGAGCTTGCTCCTGATTCTGGTACATGGTGTACCACGCACCAGCTCCCAGCATAACCAAACCAGGAATCCCGCCAACCAACCCAAGAGCGCCCCCCATCAACCGAGAGCCTAATGATGTCACATTATTTAGGGCTTCCTGCGCTGCGGTCCTTGCCGAAATATTTCTGGTTAATGATGCTTGAGCATCAGATAACCTTTTCTCCGCTGCTGCCTGAGCATCAGTTCCCCTAGTAGCAATTAAAGCTTGTTGTGCCCGATACACAGCTGCACGAGCGCGAGCCGTGGATATTTGAGTACCTCTAACTTGCGCTTCAGCAAGCGCAATCTCACTCTTTGCTGCATTTAATAACCCTGATGTTGCTGAAAACGCTCCTGATGCCATGTCTCCAAACCAACGCGCTGCGCCAACAGCAACAAGAACACCAGCGGCAGTTGCAACTTCATCAATATTATCTGCAATCCCATTTAATGCGCCTGTCAATGTCCGGCTAACACCACTTGCTTCATTTGCGCCGCCAACCCAAGCCATAAAAGCGTTTTCAATTTTTGTTGTTGCCGCAGATACAGTCTGCGGCATTGCGTTGTATTCTTCACGAAGTGATCCGAGCTGGCTGATTAATGCCGGAACAACCTTGTCAGCAGTAAGTTGACCTGCATCAGCCATTGCTTTTAAGTCTTTCCTAGCGACCCCCATCCCAGAGGCAAGAGCCCTGATAACACGATCGCCATTCTCATTAACTGAGTTAAATTCCTCACCACGTAAAACCCCCTGAGCTAGTGCCTGGCTGAATTGGGTAATAACAGAACTCGCCTCTACTGTGCTTGCGCCAGAAAGCTTCAATCCGGTAGAAATAGCCTCAGTAACATTTAATACTTCTTCGGAGCTATAGCCGAATTCACGCATTGATGCAGCTGAGCGAGCAAACAGGTTTGCGTTATCTGAAAATGCGGTTCCTGTTCGCTGGCTAATATCCATCAGAGAGCGTTGTGACTGGTTGAAGTCATCAGTTGATTGCGAGGCCTGTTTCAATCGTGCATTAACCGAACTCCATTCATCCGCAAGGGATATCAGGTGCCCAGTGGCGTATGCACCAGCGAAAGCACCAGCAAGCCCCATCGCAGAGGATTTTGCAGAATTAAGTTGGTTCGTTACTTCTGCCAGAGCTCTCTGCGTCTCTCTTGATGCAGCGGCCGCCTGACGACCACCATTCTGCATGGTTTTGTAATAATCCTGCCCCATACGTGAAGCGCGAGAAATTTCTGTCTGGAAAGATTGTGAATTTGCGGATACTTTAATAATCAGTTCTCGCAAGGTGGCCATTATTCATTCTCCAGAAACAAAAAAACCGCCGAAGCGGTTTGTATTATTATTTTTCCCAGACTTTTCGTCGGGCTTCCTCAAGATATTCTTCATCGGTTTTTGTGGGATGATCACTTGATAACAAATCACTACCACAATGCTTGCATTTGATGGCTTCTTTTTTTATTAATTCAGCACAGAACGGGCATTTTTTCATACCATCAAATTCCAGCTTCTCTTTTTCTTCAAACTGTACATCTTTTTTAATAACTAAAGAGTGAACTAAGGCAACAATGAATAACAGAGCCCCATAAATCCACCACCCCAAAAAAGAGCGACCCTTGCTACTTGCAATCAATGCAGGTATTAGACCAATAACAATTGAAATAAGTAAGATTTCCATGACTTTCCCCTAAACATCATCAATGAGGTAAATCCTATTATCTTACTGAATAAATGTCACTGAGTTGCTGCTGTTAATGCAGCCTCAAGCCCTGCAAACGGATCCTTCGGTGCTGATTGTTCATCACCCCCCCAGCGCAGGATCGCATCGTCCAGCGGTACTTTTGCCCCCCGTGATCCGTAGACAGCCGAGACGATCTGCGCAGCCTGAATATCACCGCGAATATCGCCAATGGGGCTTTGCCTGTCGAACTCAATCCACATCAGAAGCTCGCTTGCTGTCATGCTGTGACGCAGTTCTGACAGCGTGCGCCCCATGCGGAGCGCAAGCGACATCAGAAACTTTACGCCGGGGGTTGCGACTTTTCCCGCGCTTCGTCCGAGCTGTTGATCAGGTCAAGCGCCTGTTTGAGCAGGCGTGAGTGAACGGGTCCGTAAATTTCACGTACCTGTTCTTCTTCATCGGCGCTGAATACCGGTTGCTTATTGGTATCGCAAAGGACATCAATGAACAGCACCACGTCAGCACAAAGATTACGGTGTGCTTTTTCTGATACAGACACCTCGCCTTCTTCCTCAGCACCAGATTTTGCAATTTCCTGCCAGCGTAGCCACCCCTCGCCAGAAGGTTCCCGCAGAACAACCTTCACACCACCCCATTCAGGGACCGTAATGATTTTATGACGAAAGCCTGACATTTTAGCCAGCGCCAGTTCTTTAAGACTCTTAGCCATTTTTTATCCCTGATTAAAGAAGATGAATTACGCTACCGTTACGACGCAGGTTGCTGAGGTAACTTTTCCAGCAGGCGTGGAAGCGTCGGAAACTTCACAAACGTAATCACCGGCATCACCTGCAGCAGCGTTTGCCTTGTTGAACGTTGCTGTCGTCTGTCCACTCACCGCGCTGCCGCCTTTCTTCCAGACATAGGAATAAGGTGCTGTTCCCCCGGCAGCTACCACCGTCAGTGATAAAGCCGAACCAGAGGTAACTGACTTGGTGTCAGGCAGGTCGGTGGTCAGACGCAGCGCGTTATCAATTTTCGTCGGCTTACCTTTCAGACGTAGCGAAAACGTTGCGGCCACCACACTGTTTGTCCCTGAAGACCAGGTGTGCTGACGAACTTCAGACAGGAACTGGAAGCCAATACCAGACGGGAAGACAATCCGAAAACCATACGTGGTGTCGTTATCGTAAGCATCACGCAGCGCATCCTGTGCCGGGTTAACATAAAAGTTACCGGACATAGAGATTTCTGACTGAGCGCCCAGGCCGTTGATGTTTTCCTGCTCGGTTGAGCACAGAGTTGTGACATCAATGTCCTGCTTCTGACCACCAGTAAACTGGACTTCTTTGATAGTACAGTGCAAATCCAGCCAGGTTGCGGCGCCAATCGTATCCAATGTCGCTGGCGCAGAGGTGATCTGAATTTTAGTACCCTGCGATTTTTCATACAGTGAGGACATATTTGTCTCCTGAAAATAGAAAACCCGCCGTAGCGGGTCTGTGAGTTAGTGGATTTGTCAGACAGTGACCTGAAATTCCAGCGTCGCCCGGTAATACCGGTTCTCTGGTTCATAACCAGGAGTTTTGCTTATATTGGTGGGATTGAGTGGCTTAACCGCCTGAAGCACCATATCACGAAGATTCCGCGCCTCTTTGAGAGTCAGTGAGTAAACATCCACCTGGACTGATATCCCTGATTCGGCCTGCCCACAAAGAACATCGGCGGTCACATCAGAAATAAGTGAAAAAATAACCCATGGCGGTGATATCGAGGGCTGACCATCACTACCCAGCGGCGCAACGTAAGGATAAACTTGTCCACCGGCCAGAGGCTTCAGCAAAAGATAAAGGTCATCTTCCGTCATTTACTCAGCACCTCATCAATGGCCTGGTTCATGCGTTTCATAGCAACCTGCGTCGCCAGTTCTTCACGGGTATCAAACGCAGGACGGACAAAAGGATGTGGGGGCATATTCACTGTACCCATTTCGACAAATCGCCAGTAAAAGGCGTTTCTCGGGTTATTCGCCTTCATCGTGTTATCGCTGTTGCCGGTGCGCGGGTTAACGCCACGAATATGGACGCCGGAAGAGATTTCCCCGCGACGGCGGCTTTTTTGGGTCACCACCACTACGTTTTTTTTCAGTTTCCCAGTACGTACCGGCGCACGCGCAATAACTTCTGCCTTAAGCACCTCAGCACCTGCGCGGGTAGCATCACGTAGCACCTTGTTATTTTCAGCGCGGCTAAGCGCCTCCAGGTCCTTTGCGATGACATTCAACCCAGAAAAATCGAGGCTCGTCTCAATCATTTTTCCGCTCCATTTTTACAGAGTATTTCCAGCCTGGTGGCTTTACTGTCGGGTATTGGGGGGCTGATGATATTCAGTACCGCGCCTTTAAATGGTCCTGTGAGCACTTTTAATCTTGACGCAGCAGTCACATCACGCCGGAAACGGACCCACACACGGATCGTTGCCTGCGCCGTTTCCGCACCCGATTGCAACTGCTCCCTGCCACTGATACCCAACACTTCCGCCCATATGGTCTTTCCCTCCTGCCACTCCTCAACCGGCTGGCCTGTCGTATCGCGAAAAGAAGTAAAGTTCAGGATAGTAACGCGATGGCGTAAGCGGCCTGCCTGCATAATCCCTCCTACGTTCCCGGTCTTTTGCGGTGCTGTTTGAGAATCGCATCAACACCGAATGGAATAGTATTAACACTGTCATGGCTTACGGGTTCCCTGTTCTCATACCAGTGCGACACCAGGAGCATCAGGGCCAGTTTGATATCATCTTCTATCACCAGTCCATCAGGATCGTCGTCTGGAACAGCGTTATCATAAAGACGGCAATTAGTCATTTTTTCCGCATGCTTCAGAGAGGCGTTGAGGTAGAGCGTTAACATCACATCTTCTGTGTCATCATCGCTGTCGATACGGCACTGGTAACGAAGCTCTTTTACAGAGGGCTTCATTTTCCCTCACCCCGCTTATTGCTGGTTTTAGGCTTAACTGGTGTTTCAATTTCAGGCTGTTCAGTGCCGTCGAGAATCCCCATCTGAGAAGCAACCTCAAGAGCACGGTCAGGAAGTGTGCCAGCCTCATATTCACCAGCAGGAATGTTTCTGACCTGAATGCCATCAGGTGACCATTTCAGGTCTTTTTTCAGCAGCATCATGACCTCCATAAGAATGGGGCCGAAGCCCCATCAGATTATGCGCCAGCACCGATCTGCAGCAGTTTGATGGCCTGAGAATCGGCCAGCATTCCGCCAGTACGTTTGGTGGTGTAGAAACCAACGAATGGTTTTTTGGTGTAGGGGTCACGAAGAATGCGGGTGCCGATGCGGTCAACAATGGTGTAACCACGTTTGAAATTGCCAAATGCAATTGCTTTAGCATCAGCCGCGATATCCGGCATCTGTTCGTTCTCTGCCACACCGTACCCGGCCAGAGAGGAAGGCTGACCAAGTTCCAGACCAGGACGCCACAGGTAGTTGCCTTCTGAATCTTTCAGGATTCGGATAGCAAACAGGCTGTTGTTGTTCATCATGAACTTAGCGCCATTACGATGCACTTTACGCAACGTGTAGACCAGTTTGATGATCGCATCAGCCGTTACGCCTGCCGCAGCGCCAGAGAGAATGTGCTGGAGAGTACCAAATGCACGAGTCTTGTCCGGATCAAGCGTGGAAGCGTATGCCAGAAAACCTTTCGGCTTCTTCGTCCCGTTACCGCTGGTAAAGGCGATTTCTTCCTGCTCTGCAAACTCAATTGCCAGTTCGCTGTTGATCCAGTCTTCGACGTTGAAAAAGGCATCATCCAGCATGGTTTGAGTCGCCTGCGGGTTACCGTAAATTTCTCCCATGAACGGCTCAATCTGACCGAGTTTAGACGCATCGGTTTCCGGGCGGTCATCCGTTTCACCAACCCAGCCGGAAGCCGTACCGCCGAGGTTAACCAGTTTTTTATAGTTAGCACCGCCGACTGTGATGGTTGTCGCCTCCTGGCGCATCACCACTTCATCTCTCAGAAGATTAAGGATCGTGCGATCCAGCTCTTCCGGCACGGCATAGCCACCATCTTCATCTACACCGACCTGCAGAGCTTTGCGTTCAAGTTCGCGCAGCCCGTCATCTTTACCCTTACGCATAAAGCCAATGAAAGCGGTTTTATGTTCGCTTGCGGCTTTGCTCTGAGGACCACCAGCTGGACGTTTAACCTGCTTCAGTTCCTCTTCCAGCGCGGATTTAAGCTCATCCAGTTCAGACAACTTGCCGTTTAAGGTTTCAACCTCCCCCGCCAGATTGCCCTTTTCCTGTTCAACTGCTTCCAGGCGCTTATCGTTCTTTTCTTTGAACGCATCAAACTTCGCCTGCAGTTCCTGCGCGACCTGCTCTACGTCTTTAACGTCAACTGACATAATTAACTCCTGATTAAAATTTGATGTTTTTCAGTGCATCCAGTGCGGTACTCACTTCATCAACATCACGCTGTGAAAGTGAGCTATAACCCCCGGCCATGAATGCTTTAGCCTGGGTGCGTGAGAGCCCAACATCGCGCAGGACTCGTTCAATACTTTTTTGAGAAGGGATTTCTCCGCGGGAAAATGCGCTTTTGACATCACTTACACGCGCTTCATCGTTCGACGGAAACGTGACGAGACTGACTTCCCACAGGTCGATCTCTTTGAGAAGGAACACGCCCTTAACGCGGTCGTACTCCCAGTCTTTCAGCATGTAACCAATAGAAAGGCCGGTTAAAGAACCGGCCTTCATGTGGGCATGTGCGCGTTTCGAAAGGGGGTCGTCATCAATGAGTAACCGGCCTTTAACATAAAGGCCAACCTCATCCTCTTTCATCTCAGTGTAAATACCGATGGGTTCATCCATACGGTGCTGCCAGAGTAATGCAGGGAGAGCATTCTTTTCTTTCCATGCCTGAAGGGAGGCCGAAAAAGCGCCTGGCACAACAACATCATCGTAGCTGTCCTTTACGCCAAAAACAGAGCCATAGCCTTCAAACTCCCCGCTGTCGCTGACAGACTTTAGCTGTAGCGGAATATCCAGCCGCTGTTTAGTCATCGGCATTATGTTGTTCCTCGGTTGTTTTGTTCTTGCTGCTGTCTGACGGCTTCGTCGTCATGTTCATTGGCGTAAGGTAAATATCTCCGCCTGCGCGTGGGTTAAGTTCTTCAAGCTCCCGGCAGTCATTTGGTGAGTAAATCCCCCAGTTAATGCCTGTTGAATACGCCTCAAATCGCGACTTCATATCCCCGCGCAGCAATGCGCCGGCATTGAATTTTGCGTAGTACACACCCTGCTTTGATTCCTTCACCAGCCCGATGTTGATTCGCTGCTCAATGCGGGTCATGTACGGAACGAGTGAATAATTGATAAACCCCATGCCGAGGTTTTCAATATTGTTAAACGTCGAGCGGTCAGTGTTCTGCACCATGTGCATCGGCACACGGAACAGGCGGCATATTTCCTCCAGCTGGAATTTCCTGGTCTCAAGGAACTGACTGTCTTCCGCATTGAGCGCCATCGACTTCCAGTCCAGTCCCATTTCGAGAATCATTGGTCGGTGCGCGTTGCTCAGCCCGAGGTGACGGTCCTCAAAATCCTTTTTCAGCCTTGCGTAAGCAGCGTCAGTGAGCGTTTGCTCAGTGCGGAGTACGCCGGAGGTAACCGCGCCATTTGAGAACAACCGCGCCCCATGTTCCTCTGTTGCCATTCCCAGAGATATTGCTTCTCTTGCATAGGCTATAGGGTTCAGCCCCACCAGCCCGTCAAAGGTAAGCGTTCTGACATGCCAGATATCATCCTGCCCAAGCACGTCTGTTGAGCCATCGGGGAATGTTACCTGGTAAACCGGTTGCCACTGGCTGTTAAGCTTTGGTTCAACACACCCAGGGTCAATGGGAAGAAGCTCCACCACCTCGCCAAGCGCTTTAACTTTGTAGGCGTAAAAATTACCGCGAAGACAAAGACAGACAATGACCAGTTCCCAGAACTCCTGGGGGGTCATGTAATCATTTGGCTTCATCGTCAGTAATTTATGCAGCCTTTCGGAAGTCGCTTTTTGTTTACTGTTTCCGGTTATCTTGTACAGGTTACAGGGCAGCATGCCCATCGACTCAGCAAGAACACGGATGCAACCGAAAACCGCTGTAAGCCGCATGGCTTTCTGGCTGCTTACCCTTTTCCCTGTATAGGTGTCGTAAGTCATTCCCACTGCTTCAGCGAGTTCTGCCGCAGTAGTGACAGGGGCATCACTTTTTTTGAACATTCCGGGGAAAAACATCAGTCAGTCCCTCCTCGCAATGTTTTCCCGGCCAGCGAAAGCGTGCGGGAAACCAGCCATGACCAGATAAGGCAAAGCATACCGGCACTGATTAAACCTCCTGGCGGATAAATCATCCATACACCAAACGAAAGCAAAATAGCGCCCATCACCCCGATCAGCGGGGCGAGAATCATCAGGATCATAACTGCCTCTTTATAATGAACGGACGCCGTAACTTTCCAGATGGTCAGAGAGGCTGTCCTGTTGTTCGCCGCCGTTTACAAGCATGCGGCTCATTGCGGTAAACAAGGCGGCAGGCCCGTCTATTTTCGCTTCTGGCGTGGATTTGTTCGGAAATATATTGTCGTTTTTGTCAGGTTTGACGGTGACATTAGACATCATCCAGTTCATTACAGGATGATTGCTGTGATGAAAACGCCCGCCGTAAACCAGCGATTCAACCTCTTTCATTGACTCAGAAAAGTTTCTGACCGTCTGCGGAACCTCCACCAGCGGCACGCCCTCTTCTGCCAGAGCCAGGCTAAACTGCGTTGCGCTCCACGGGTCGAATCCGGTTTCCTTCAGGTTTTCGCCACTAATCCATTCCAGAAAATCAGCTTTAATCTGCGCATGATCGATAACATCACCATCGGTCAGTTCCAGCTTCCCAAGCTCCGCCCATTTGCGATACATCTGCGCCATTTGAGCGGAACATTTTTCCAGCCGCCCTTCGGGTAACCAGAATTTAAAGTCTGCATGCGCGTGACCGTTGTCTGCCCGCCAGAGTTTTACTGCTGCGCAAATATCAATCTTGTGGGCCAGATCCACGCCAGCCCACATCGGGTAGGTTTTCAGCTCATGACGGGGGGCTATAAACTCACATTTTTCCCACTTGATCATGTCCATCCAGGCTGACTCAGCGGTCACCCAGATATTCATGTGTTTGGTGAAAAAGTTAACCCTGGCGGAAACTTGTTCTTTGGCCTTCTTAGCCAGACGGCGAAGGTCATCCCAGCGCTTACAGATTCCGAGTCCGGGGTTAGCCTTTTGCCACACCGTTTCATCAAACGGATCATCATCTTTATCCAGGGTGAAGATGATGGCGAAAAAGGTGTCATCCTTCACCGCGCCTTCCACTTCGCTGTTATAGCCACGCAGCACCTTAATGGCATAATCGCGCAGCTCGTAACAAATCCCTTCTTTGTTAAACCCGGCTGTCGTTATGCCAAACAGAAGAGACTGCAATCGTGCGCCGGTTGCAGTCTCCAGAACGTCCCAGACATCACGGGTTTTATGCGCATGAAGTTCGTCGACGATGCCACAATGGATGTTGAGACCATCAAGATTGTTGGCATCAGAAGATAGCGGTTCAAACTTGGATGCTGTCTGCTCCTGGTAGATCGCCAGTTTGTTGAATTCAAACAGTCGCCCAAGTGTGGGTTTCGCTTTTTTAACCATGTTTTTCGCATCTTCAAAAACGATGCGAGCCTGATCCCGCGTTGTCGCTGCGGAATAAACCTCTGCCCCGCCCTCACCATCGGCACCTGCCATATAAAGACCAACGCCAGAGGATAATGTCGATTTAGCATTTTTACGGGCAACTTCGTTATATGCCGTACGAAACCTGCGGACCATCACCGGACGACCGCTGCCATCATTACGCAGCACAACTTCGCCTGTTTCTTCATTTACCAGAGGTATAACAAAACCGAAGATGTTGATCAGAATGAAAACATGCCAGTCCATCAACTCAATCGGCTGGCCTGCCAGTGCTCCTTTAACATGAGGCACGAATTTATAGAAATTGAGGATGTGCTGTGCGCGGGGCTCGCTGAAATAGATGCCACGTTCTTCACCGTGCTTCAGATCATCCAGAAATCGCTGACAGGAAAGACGGACAAATTCACAAGTGATAACCTCCCCGGCAACGACGCGTTCGGCGTAACGTATGCCATCAGTAACTTTTGCCATCAGTCCCTCGAATTTAGGAATTGACTTAACAGATCATCATCGTCTGGTTTGTCTTTACTGACCTTAGACCTGCTGGAAGGAGTCATACCAAACTCCGCTAACATCGCGCGAAGTCGCTTCCAGGCATCAGCTTTCATCATGGCTGCCGGATGCGGCTTGATCATGCGTATTTCACGTTCTTTCCCTTCATCAGCATCATCATCGCTGTATACCGCATAGGTATAACCTTCCCGATCCAGCGTCTCACAATGATGGCGGTATTCCGTATATGCCTCTACCAGCAACTCCAGAGCCCTGGCATCCAGCTGAGATATGACGCCAATGGCATCAAGTTCTTCGGCCATCCGCTTAAACCAGTACTTCCCCTGCTTGTCGAAATGCTTGGGAACTGGGGGTACCCCTTTAGGTGGTTTCGGCTCGTTATTGTTGATCGGTCGTTTGGATGGGTTACCCCTCACCAAACGCAGATGGGTAGGGGTTTTCGGCGGTCCTGACATAATCGAAAACTCCTATTAATCATCGGCTGGGGGCCCCAAAAAAAGTTTTCTAACCTGCGGCGATGTGAAGAAAGGCTAGGCGGCGGTCCTTTGGGCGCCCGGTTACAGGGATTTGACCTCCCCCTCCCCTCCACATCCGTTGATGGTAATCATTATCATTTGAAGCGTTCACGCCCTGTTTTCGAGCGGTGGCAAGGCCAGCACAGGCTTTCAAGGTTCGAATCATCATCGGTACCCCCATGAGCCTTAGCCTTGATATGGTCAACGGTTGTGGCCGCGACAGCGCGTCCAGTACGCAGGCAGTTCTGACACAGATGGTTGTCACGCTTCAGGATACGGGCTCGTTTGATATCCCACTTACTACCGTAGCCACGCTCATGGCGACTCTTACCCTGCTGGTGCTGTTGCCAGCCCTCATTGCGATGCTGCTCACAGTAGCCTGAACGGTCAGTAGTCGTACCGGGACAACCTCTCTTGCGACATGCGCGAGGGATTAACGCTGGCATGGTTCAATCCTCACGGAACCGTAAAGCGTTTGCCGCTTCACTTCACCGTTATCTGTCGTCATATAACCACGCTCATCGAGAACAGCAGCGATTACTTCGCCCTTCTCATCGTCAGCAGTGAAGACATGTTTAACTTCAATACCATCGAGAAAAACAGCGTATCGCTCTACACCGAGATTAATCTTCCTGCCGGGATCGTCATCTAATACAGTGAGACGCATATGACCTCCACAGGCTATCGACGGCACTGCTGCCAGATAACGCCACCGGGGAAACATTCCATCATAATGGCCTTGCGGACATGGGAAGTTAATTCATCCATTGCTTTCTTGTCTGCTGCCATTTGCTTTGCGACATCCAGCGCCGCACATTCAGCAGTATTTTTCAGCGCGTTATCAAGCACCGCTTCGAGATTGGTATCAACACCAGATTTAACTTCAAATTTGTCGGCGCTGATGGTTACCTTATTCTGCACCGGCTCATCACGCCGGATACCAAGGCTGATGTTGTAGATATTGGTCACCGGCTGAGGTGTATCGATTGCCGCTGCGTGGATAACACCATTTGCAATAGCGGCGTCCTTGATGAATGGCACTCCATTGCGAATAAGTTCGAAGGAGACGGTGTCACGAATGCGCTGGTCCAGCTCGTCGATTGCCTTTTGTGCAGCAGAGGTATCAATCTCAACGCCAAGCGTCATCGAAGTGCAATATTGCTGCTTACCAAAACGCGTATTGACCAGATGTTCAACGGCAAATTTCTGACCTTCTGACGTCAGAAAGGTAAAGTGATTTTCTTTCTGGTATTCGGTTGCTGTGTGTCTGGTTTCAGCAAAACCAAGCTCGCGCAATTCGGCTGTGCCAGATTTAGAAGGCAGATCACCAGACAGCAACGCGCCACGGAAAAACAGCGCATAAAGCACTTCATTAGCAGCGCCAGATAGCGTAATGATTTTGTTACTCATGGTATTTTTCCTTTTACATGTGGATGTGTGATACGCATAAAAAAGCCCCGCTATTGAGAGGCTGTAATGATTTTATTTGGGCAGTTTCGCCGAACAGACAGGTTATGCGCCAGAATGTCCCGCTTCGTCTGTTTATCCAGCACGGCAATATCGTGCTCTGTGAGGTAGATGATGCTCACCCAGTCACAGGCCGTGTCCGTTACTTCAGGTTTTGCGGGTAAATTTTTCGCGCAACTCGCGGTCAACATCGTCATCAGGAAGATGACTAACAGTTTGCTGTACATCCCTGACTCCTTTTGTTGTTTCTACCCGGCGTTCTGCGACGGCTTCAGTAGCTGCTGCACGCTCTTCAGTGCGTTGCTGGTCCGCTTTTGTTTCTGCGATACTGGTACCGCGAGATTTACCCAGACCAAAGGCACCTGCAATTGCTGCCAGCGCGGCAACAATCAGGCCGATAATCATTTCAAGTCCCATAGTGACCTCAAACCAGTGCGGCTTTAGCTTTGGCGTAACGTTCACGGCGGTCTTTAATGCCGTTCTGCCCGCCGTTAATAATCTGCGTGACGCGTTCCACATCCCCCGAATAGAGGAGACAACCGCGTAACGTGAAGTACCATGCCGCCGAACGGGCCGCGTGTCGCTCTTGCGTCAATAGTTCCGGAGTGCTCACAAGGTCAAGCTTCAGCGCCGTACCGCATTTGGTGTAGTTCTCACGACCAGTGATTTGCAGCAGGCCACGACCGCGATATTTCCAGCCATCACCCTGACTGTTATTCCCCATGCGGTCACCATAAACCAGATTGGCTATTTGTGGCTGGTGAGCGACCTGTTTACCATCGACACGCCCCAACATTTCGCACTGATACGTCGTCAGGCGCTTACCGAAGGTTTTCTTCAGCCCTTCAACCGAGTAGTTAAAGTTCTCTACCAGCGAGGTAAAGCCATTGGATTCATGCCCAACTTGTGCAATGAACATGGCCTGATCGTTAACTGCTGTGATTCCAAACTCTTTCATTGCAGCATCAATGTGCGGAAACCAGCGTGCAGAAAGCCCGGCGCTGATACCAGCCGCCTGCATAAATTGTGATTGGTTCATTATTGCCTCAGATGATCTACCAGACGTGCCACATTGCCTCTGACGGCGACCAGCACGGACAGGAAAATAATGTTGGCCCCGATAGTGGCCCACGATGAATAAGGGTAGATGCCACACAGATACGCCAACGGAACGGCGCTGTAGATGACAGTAAGCAGCCACGCTAAGCGAGATATCCATGGTCGATGTCGGGAATCACCGCGACGGTAAAACATCAGGGTTAGCACTACCCCAGCGCAAAGCAGCGCATTGATTGTTGCCGATGGGTCATTTAGTACCACCTGAACCTCCCCGGCGCGTTATCAGCGCCACCAGCGAGCCGATATCCTGATTGTTCAGGAACGTCAGGATTTTGACGGCTAAAGCAGAAACGATTACGGCACCGATGGCATCCAGCGGTTTATCGCTATATCCCGTAAGAGCTGACAATTTAGCCCCAACTAACCCAGCGCAGAGCATTCCGGCAATATATGACACGATGAAATATGCCAATCGGCGTGAAGTGCTCAAATCAGCAGCTGATGCTATGTAGAAAACAGAACCAGCAAATGCACCGAACACAACGCCATAATCCGTTCCGGTTAGCAGTCCGTAAATACTCGCCCCAGTTAAAGCGCCACCAGCTAAGCCTGTGCCGGTTATTGGTTCGGACATCGGTCCCCCTCAATTACTGTGAATCCTCTCAGAAACGAGGGGAAAGGGTTCAGGCCGCAAGCTCATGCGGTCACGGTTAATCTGCAGTTTTTAGCCTGGACCTAAAATGAAAAACCCCGCCGATTGGCGAGGTTCTGAAATATTTAAGTTCGCGTCTAAGTGACCACTCTTAACAGCTTATTCATATTTTTACGTACGTAAACTATTTTTATGCAGCCGCGACAATTTTTCTTACAGGAATAAATGACACCTCGACATCCATTTCAAGTTTCACTTCAAGCATCATCAGCATTCCTTCAATTATTCCTTCTCCCTTTTGTAGTTTTTTTCCTATATGACCATCAGAGCAGTTATGCTTTTTTGCCAGCGACATGAATGTCATTCCGAACAGGTAATAGTCCACCAGCAAATCATGAAGCTCACTATTGCCTTTGTTCAGTCGGGCCATACAGCCACAGATAACCATCGCATCATCATCACAGCACTGAACGCGGGATTTGGTCTTTGCTGGTATGAGTCCTTTAAAGCCAGCCGCAATATGAGCCCATGTAACGTCTTCACTGTTGTTTGCTGCCCAAGCGCCCCAGCGCTCCATTACCATTTGGATATTACGCTGCATTGTTCACCTCTTTTATCTGGCCCGTAATCATTTCAATGCTGTTGTTGCACTCATTTCCCCAGCGGTCCCATCCGTTCCACTCTTCCCGAGCAAATAGTTCGATTCGTTTCACTTCGCCGTAAAGTTTCTCCAGTCGGTTCCGTACTTCCCACGGCTTTGCGCTGTGTTCTCCCAGGCAGGTATGCACAACCTGTTTTACAGATGCGCTGGCGCGTTGTAAGCCCGTTCCCCTGGTAGCAATCAGCACATCCTCGGTATTACTGCGGGTATGGTTACCGCCGTTCATGCGGGTTTCACGGTCCAGCATTTCAAGCAGATCGTTAAAGTCCACCAGCTCTCCTGTACTTAATGCCTTATTGAAGCGATCAGCAGCGTTCTGGTTCAGCTTCACCCACGTAAAACCTTTCATCGTTCTTACCCGGAAACCCCAGGATTCAGCCAGCTCTACAGCCTCACGGTTATGGGTCCCGGTGTACCACATCGCCAGAACAGCGTTTTCAGCAGCCAGTGACCAGACAGGAAGGCGTTTAAGTTCTTCCATGTTCATAGTGCTGTAATGATTGCAGGCCGCGCCGTTGCTGATTCTGTTGCCGTATTCCCACGGTGGATCACAGTAGATAAGGTCGTATGTCATGCTGCCCTCTGCTTTTTCAGTTCGCGGGTTTTACGGCGGTAGGTAGCCGCAATCTCTTCAAGCTCTTCTCGTGAGTAGTGCTTCGCCTCGTGTGGCCCTTCCAGCCATTCCACCAGCTCGATACCAAACCATTCGATTAGCGTTGCTCTGTAGCGCTCGTGTACCGTCTTGTTTTTAGCGGTAAAGCGACCAGCGCCACCGTTGCAGGCTTTGCACTGGCGATAGGCGTTCTTCTCTTCAAAACGCAGTTCAGGACGTGATCCAACACTGAGGAAGTGACCACAATCCCACTGGCCGCCGAAAATCATCGGAGGATGATATGTGCCGCAAGACGGGCAAGGCTTACCCTCATCGCGTTCACGGATAAAAGCGTTAAACGCCGTTTGGGCCTTACTGACAAAGTACCCACGAGGCTGGAGTGCCTTCTTGCGAATCTTCAGACTAACCTTTCTCTCTACTTCCGCCTTTTTGGCCTTCAGCGCACGGTTGTAGTCAATCGCACAGCGAGGGCTGCACACTTTCTGCAGGTTACGATCTGGGGTGAATGTCTTTCCGCACTGAGCGCATACCTTGGACTTGTACACTTTTAGCTTTTGTCTTACTGGCTTCTTCACTGCTTCATCCCCCTGTGGAATACCCATTCGAATACTTCTGAGCCATTTAGCAGCAGATCGTTAAAGTCACCCTGTGCAGGCCAGCGGACGGATACAGTCTCCAGATCGTTCTTCGCATGCAGGTTGGCAGCAGCACATTCAAATGCGGCAGCATGCCCGGCAGCGTTTGAGTCAGCATCAGCAAAAATAATCAGGTTCTTTACCCCGGCAGGAACGCGGAACTTCTTCATGAAAGCGGTGTTCATCGTTGCCCAGGTATGACACTTGGTTATCTGATGGCAGGCCAGCGCGGTTTCGATACCTTCAGCGATACCCAGCGTGGAGGATACGGGGAACATGCGGATAGCAACTGATTTAGCAAACTCCAGATAACTATCTTCCTGCAGCTTCATCATCTTCTTGGCTGCGCCGCCTGTTTGCGCTTTCTTGTCCCCGTCAAGCAGAGTGCGGTGCAGGTAGCAAAGCTCGCCTTTATCGTCCGTCGCCAGCGCGTAAATAGCCTGGAGGTTTTTACCGTCTACCGGCTGTTTGTCGCAGAATCTGACGCTTTCGGCTGGAAGGGTGTTAAGCCCTCTCCCCTTCAGGTAACTATCCGCACTGCTCCCACGCAGAGGGATGAGCTTTGCAAATTTACGGCTTACCTTCTCACGCTGCTGCGCCAGCGATGTGCGTACCGGGTTTACACTGGTACGGTCTGAGGTGTATTCATTGCCGATCAGCCTGTCTATCTCTGAGGCAAGAACCTTAAATTCTTTTCCTGTTTTTGCTGTCAGCAGCGCCCAGCCATCGCCTGAACCACACACGCAGATGTATGACCCGGTACCGTTTTTATTGTCACAGCGGAATTTCCCCTTACGACCACACAGAGGACATTCCCCTTTAAGGTGGTTTTTCCCGGTAATTCCAGGAAGACCGTAGTGTTTGTATATCTCAGCCCAGCGACCAATTGCGGCTTGTTTGGTATTCATGCGGCTTCCCCTTGTTTCTCTTTACGCTTCGCGAAGGCGATCAGTTTTGATTTGATGAAATTCGTCACTTCAGGTGTGATTTGCTGCGGGGTGTGATGTAACCCTCTCGGCCATACACCGAATTTTTGGCGATAGGTATGCGCACACCATCCGTCACTGACAGGGCGTCCCTGTGCTGCGCGGGTGCGCTGATAGAAAAGAATCTGAGACCACCAGGATTGTTTCTGCTCTGGGGTATATTTAACTTCCGCTTTGCTGACTTTTGTCAGTCCACGGGATTTGTCTGTTTCAACGTCTTCCCCGGCCAGCGGTTTAAACCCACATTTCGGACAGATATAAATTCCGGCAGGTTTCACGTAATGGCACTGGCTGCACTCTTTCGGCAGTTTCTCCGGCTCGTCGGTCTTGGTAACGCGCTGCGGCGCTTCTTCCATGCCGTCAGATGACGAAGGGAGATAGTCATATTCAATATCATCGGGATAACCCAGCTTATTGACCGTGCCGCTGTGGTCGAAGATGAGGCAGTGATCTTTGCCAGGGGCCGCACGTAATCCACGCCCGAGCGCCTGAATCCAGCGAATTTCACTTTTGGTCGGTCGGGCAAAGATGATGCAACGAACATCACTGTCGAACCCGGCTACCAGTACACCAACGTTGATGATGATTTTGGTAATGCCCTGCTCGAAGCGACGGATCGTCAACTGACGTTCTTCATGGGGTGTGCTTGCCGTCATGACTTCTACAGTCACCCCGGCTCGGGAAAATTCCATCGTGACGTAGTTAGCATGGGCCACATTAACGCAGAAACAGATTGTTGGGCGATCCTGCCCGTTCTCCAGCCAGTTTTTCACGATGTCGCCAACCAGTTTGGCTTCACTCATAACCTTACTGAGCTGGCCTTCCTTGTAGTCGCTGCCATAACCTGCAACGTACGACGTTTCCACCCCAGTCAGATCAGGATGTGAGGGAGCGTAAAACTCATACTTACTCAGTGCACCAATTGAGATCAGTTCCTTCATCGTTGTTGGCTTAATCAGACGCTGATAGTAGTTGCCCAGGAACTTGGCGAAAGGCGAACCGGAAAGACCGACCACCTTCGTTTTCGTGTTGCGGGTCAGGTTATCGATAACCTCCAGCAACTTTTTGCGCTTCAGGTGGGCTTCGTCAACAATCAGCAGGTCGATGTTGTCAGGGAATTCACGGCGAATGAGTGTATCGGCGCTGGCAATCTGAATAAGCGCTGTCGGGTTATATGACGGGTGATCACGCCAGACATAACTGATCTCTTCGCCAGGAAGACCATATTCCATGAATCGGGTGGCGGTCTGGTCAAGCAGTATCGTATACGGGGCCACGAACATTACGCGCATTTCGCGGCTGACAAAGCCATCAGTGATCAGCGCGGCAATAGCCGTTTTGCCAAAACCAACCGGAGCATAGAGCATGAACGAATTATTCTGCTTCCATGCGCCGCGCAACATGTTGAGTGCGACGATCTGTTTCTCGCGAGGCTGGATGTTAAGCATTGGTTGATACCTCCCCGAATGCTTTAGCAACCAGATCGGCAATGACAAACTTTTCGCGCTGACGCTGAACGGACAACGTAACCGTTTTGGTGCCGTCTTTACGCATGCGGCCTTTGAGAAAACCGCCGTGAATGTGACGAATAAAATATTCAGAGTTAGCCAGACGTGGAATGCTGCGAACACGGCCAAGATTGCTGACTTCATAAGCTTTTGAATAAAGCTCAACTGGAACCGGAGCCCATTTTTCGTTAGCGTCTGAATAAATCATTTTATCTCCTTTTGGATGGCTAAACGTCTGAACTTCCAGTCGACGTTTTTAACCCCATACAGTGATCTATCTGTTAGATCGTTCTCTTCTGGTAAAGCTGTTCCAGCCCTTCGGGCTAAAACCCAACACCGCCCCCTTTCCCCCAACCCGGTTTCAAAAATTCATACCCTGGGTGGGAGCGAGGTATATCCCCTGACCGCTGGGGTATATCTCGTGCAAAACTCTCGCAATCGGCGGTTTGCCGTTCGTCGTGCTGCGTTCTGCTGCCGGAAAGACACCGGTTCTGCGTCGAACGCCTCCTGGTACGCCTGCGCATACGCCATCGCGATTTTTTCCCGCATAACAGCCGGGAGTGTTGCTAACTGCTGTTTAATCCACGGGGCGTCCTCACGAGAAAAAGCCGTGGGCATAGTCACGTGAAAATATTCGTCCTGATACATAAGCCCTCCTGCGTCACGTCTGTGAGCCGGGCATAGACTGATTAGTCTGGGGGTCTGGCAACCTCATCAGGGGCACAAAAGACCCGGAATAACAGCGTCAGGTGTTCCTGCCATTTGGTCATAACCTGATAGCTGTTTTCTTCAATCTGAGCGCGTTCAGCGGCGTCGATGACTCCGTCTGCTGTAGCTTTACGGATATACTGAGAGTTCCTGCCAATCCACTCGATGGATTCCATAAGGCGCTGATTGATGTCGGCGTTATCAACATCATCAACATCTGCCAGCGGCACAAACAGACCGTTTGAGTTCCTGGCAACGGCATTTGCGATATGGTTTGATCCACCAGCCGCCTGCAAGACCATCGCCCATCCCAATGGGAAGATTTGATCGCCAGTAGTACGAAGTCGGTTATGCAGAGGATCGGTTGCAGGTGTTACGTCATCAGACTTGTACACACCCAGAATTTCTGCAGCTTCTTCATAGCCACCAGGTAAATCGGCGATAGTTCTTCTTATCGCGGCCACCAGCCATGCTGGCTGTTTTTCAACTTTCCACTCAGGTTGATTACCCACGACTCACCTCTTAATGCTGTGGTTACTTTCATGCTGCTGTTTTTTTATGATCAAGTTCAGGCCAAATCTTTTCCCAATCATCTGGGTGGAGGTTTTTCCTGCTAACTGAGCCGCCAGAATGCGTTTCGATAGAAACAGATAGAGCAGCTCCCAACTTTTGTTTTTTGCTTATGGCTTTACGCAAGTACTCAAGAGAGGTTTCACATCGTGATGCAAACTCTCTCTGTTTTTCGAGCGACAAAGCGTTTAGGTAATTTCTTAACGTTTCCATCACGCCTCCTGTGCTTGGAAAGAAAATATACCTTTAAGTAAACACAAGTCAATACCCAGGAGTCATTTACCTCAAAGTAAATTTAAGTAAGATGAAATCATGAAAACTGAAACGCCTGACATCTTCGAGTTACGACGCCTCAAACTTCAGGAGTTGGTAACTCGCTTTAAGACCCAAAGAGAGTTTGCTGAAAAGGCAGGACTTGATCCGACTGTTGTTTCTCGGATGCTTTACCCTGTTGGTAAACCTAATAAGCGGAATATTGGGGAGCAGGCTGCTCGGCAGATTGAGGATGCTTTGAAAATCAGCCGGGGATGGATGGATGGTCTTGGTCCAACTTCAAAAATGGATGTTGATGTACCCACTCACAAAGTCGACAATTATCGTGTAGAAGTTCTCGACCTTACTGTGAGTGCTGGTCCTGGATGTTTTATGCTCTCTGAATTTGTTGAGGTTCTACACGCCATTGAATTCACCACCGAGCACGCTCGTTCACTTTTCGGAAATCGTTCTCAGGAAGATGTAAAAGTGATGACTGTCGATGGCGACAGCATGTGCCCAACTATACAGTCTGGAGACAGGTTGTTTTTTGATGTTTCGGTAAGAAACTTCAAGGTAGATGGTGTTTATGCGTTCGTATTCGGACAGCACTTCCATGTGAAGCGCTTACAGATGCAGGGTTTGCAGCTTGCAGTTTTATCAGATAACCCGGTGTACAAAGACTGGTACGTAACTGAAGAAAACCAAGATCAATTGTACATAATGGGGAAAGCATTACTACATGAATCAATAGCTTACAATAAACTGTAATTTTAGATGTCGGAAGTTAAAACAGACTGAGCAATTTCTAAAAAGCAACATTTAACCCGGCCCCAGCGCCGGGTTTTTATTGTCCTTTTCTCACCATAGCAGCGGCATCCCGTAAAACACCTTTGTGGATCACATTACCCACAGCGCGACGCTTAGCCTCTAGGCTATCTACAATCGCATCTCGACTTATCACCACACCGTTGATTATCAACTCGACAACTGCACCGCCAATTTCGCCAGCGATGAATGCCGCACGGTCTTCTTCCAGCTCATCACGTTCCATATCAGGCCCTCTCTGTTGCTTTTCTGAGCATATCACGCATCAACGAAATAAATAAATTCCAATTAAAAGCAATCAATTGCCATACAAGTAAATAAAAATATACTCTTGGGTATTTACACGAAAATTACTCACGGGTATATTCAAATCATCATTAGCGAACAAACCGAAACCAATCACCATTGCAAACGGAGTTAGCTGAAGTAATACGCTCTTTAACAATTTGAACACTTACAGCGTCAATGACCTGTTTAGACCCCTACACGTAAACGTGGCGTAGCACCAGGCGCGACCCGGTTGGTGTGAGGTTATCCCCGCGCGAGAGCGAGAACGGCGTGAGAACGGGCAACACTGATGGGTAGTTGGCGCTGATTTCAACTGAGAGGAGTAATGATTATGAAGCAGTAAAGCGGATAGACCGCATCTTGATGCCTTATCAGGCAGCGTGACGACGGCGTTAATACGGTCGGGTTCCCATGGCGGCGTAGTGAGGGAAAGGAAGCGTAAAGCGTCACTGAGTAATCGGTTAGCGCCCGATTAACGCGTAAGCAGCTTCAAATGTGACCGGGTGACCGGCGCTGGCCACTGCGAGAGTGTGGCGAAATACTTTGTAGTGCAGTGAATTGCAGCTGCTGCGACAGCAACCGGAAGATAAGCGTCCGGCGCTGCACTACAAAGTATTTCAACAATGTCTCGGCACTGTGCCGTTAATGAATGAGGTTTAAATCATGTCAGCATGCTTTGCGGTAGTTCTGAACGGTAACACCGAAATCAAATATTTCCCTTTCCACGACTCACGCAGCGCTGACGATGCTGAAGCTATGGCGGATGAGTGGCGCTACAAGGCGATCGACGCTATCGGAGCGGAAGAGTCTTCTCGCTTCCACTTGCGTGTAGTCCGCCCAAAAGTAGTTTTTCAGCTTCCATCCGGAGCCATGGTGGAGTGTGACCTCAATGATATAGACATCAACCCGCCAGTCTGCGCCGACCTGGATTATCACCTCTGCGCATTCGGGTTCAATCGTGGTCTTGGCTATTGCGGTAACTGGGACTTAGACGGCGCTGAAATTATCGAATACATCGCATAACAGTTTCTTTTGGCGGTTATCCAGTCTTTCACCATTCCAAAGGAGGAAGAAGATAATGTTCTGATGGGTAACCGCCCTTTTTATTCAATGTGTCCGCTTCCGGTGTCGGCTGGGACTCCCTACCCAGCGCAGGTTCAACTCCTGCCGGATACCTAATCAAATGGTGACTTATATGACCTTCCGTAACGTTAATTTTTACTACGGCGACCTGATGCGCGTCACTCGTGGTGTGCAGGCTGTTCGTAATCCAAAAACAATCGCTAATTTCTGGCGGCGTAGCTGGTTATGCAGGTTACTCACTCAGAAAGGCGATCCTCGTTTATAACTGGAGATAACTATGTCAGAAACAAAGAACACCACACCATTCAGCCAGCAACTGGCTTATATCAATAAAGGCACTCTGGATGCAGAGCTAACCGAAGCGCTGGCCGAAGTGATTAAAGCAGTCCGTGAGACTGGCAAGAAAGGTGCGGTTACGCTGACGCTCAATTGCGCCATGCTGAATACCCGTGACGAAAACACCATGAAGGTAACGCCAAAGGTCTCCCGTACCATTCCTGAACTTGACCGCGCCGATACCATCATGTTTGCAACCGCCGATGGCGATCTACTGCGTGACGATCCTGCGCAGACACAGCTTGATTTAAAGGTTATCGAACCTGCACCACAAACAGCACCTATCAAGCTGGCCCAGTAATACCCACCAAACAAACCATTCCAATCTGATAAGGAAATATTCAATGTCTCAAATTGAAGGCTCTGCCGTGCTCGACATTCGTGATCTGGTCTCTGCAACTCTGAAGACCGAGACGGACATTCCGTCAGTTGTTGTACCAGAAGGTTTTGAAGTTAAATCTCTGGAAAGTCTGCAACTGGCTCCATCGCGTATTCGTCAGAGCGCTAACCTGATTTCTCCGGGTTCGCTGATCGCTTACATCCAGCGATTCCGTGATGAACGTACTGTAGTTTTCGCGGATAAAACTAAAACGCGCATTGTCGCCGTGCTGGATTTTCACCAGAACGCTGGCAATCCGAGCTGGGCTGCACATAAAGCTATTTATGACTGTCCGTTCTCCGACGAATGGAAATCATGGACTGCCAACGATGGCAGCAAAATGGACCAGATCAACTTCGCTGAATTCCTGGAAAACAATATTCAGAATGTTGCACCAGTTAGTGATTCATACCATGGACCGTCTGGTACTGAACTGCTCGAAATGGTTCTGGCATTCCAGGAAACTCGCAAATCTGAGTTTAAATCTGTTAAACGCCTTTCTGATGGTACCTGCCAGTTCCAGTTCAGCGATGAAAAATCAGGTTCTGGTAATACCAAGATGCCGGAAAAAATCAGCCTGGCAATTTCGCCATTCCACAACGGCTCTCCTTACCAGGTCGATGCGCGTATCCGCTACCGTCTGCGTGATGGTCAACTGGTCCTCTGGTATGAGCTGATCGAACCGAAGAAAGTTGTTGAGCACGCATTCCAGGAAATCGTCACCGATATGGAAAGTCAACTCGGCGAAGACCTCCCTATCTACGAAGGCTCTGTTTAATCCCACCGTGTGTTGTTTTATGCGCCTGCCCTGCGGGCGCATAGCAAAGCACTCTCCCACTACATGAAGGAGTAACCATGCCCAGTTTAGGCCAGCTCTATAATGATAAAGACGCCGGGTTAACTACCCGCAAAACCTACAATGTTCCGCTGGATAAAATTTACGCCGAAGAAGGCTACAACGTTCGTGAACTCAATCGGGCGCATGTTGAAGAATTCCGCGATGCGTTTATTGCCGGTGAATACATCCCGCCGCTGGCCGTCGAAGTCACCGAGCAAGGCGTGAAAGTGATCGACGGCCATCACCGCTATCATGGTGCGCTGGCTGCTATCGAAATTGGCCACGACATTGTGCGCCTGGAATGCAAAGATTTCGTCGGTAGTGAAGCCGACAAGATCGCCTTCATGGTAACCAGCTCGCAAGGATTAGCGCTTACTCCTCTTGAACGTGGCGCGGCATATCATCGCCTTCAGAATCAGGGCTGGAGTCCTTCAGAAATAGCGGCAAAAGTTAAACGTTCTGAGTCCGATATTCTGCAACACCTTCAACTTCACGAATGTACTCCATATATCAAAAAACTCGTTCGTGATGGTTCCATGAATTATGCCATCGCCATCCGTATCTCCCGCGAGCATGGTGTGTATGCCGATCGCGAAGCTTCACGTCTGATGAAGAAAGCTGAAGCCGCAGGTAAGAAAAAAATAACCAAGAGCATCGCCAATCCTCAGTTTAATGCCGGAAAAGCAAGAAAGTTTCTTGAGCTTATTTCTTCATGTGCTGAGGACTCTGGTGAAGTGCTGACCATTGAAGTACCACCAGCAATGCAGGCTGAAATTATCTCTATTCTTCGGGAATTTCGTCACGAGGCTGATGGGGTGACCTCATGAAAAAAGTTTCTGAACTGGTGATGTGGACCCTGCTCTTTTCTTCTCTTACCGGAATTGGTTTAACCGCAGGATTTTATTGCTTCATCGCCACGGCACGACTGATAGCGAGGGTTATTTCATGAATATCGAATACCAGGATAAGGGCGCGGCGGCAAACATCATCATCACCAGCACAGTTTTTGAGTTTCGTCGTCATGTTCGCGTCGTTGATACGGTGCTGATGTGTACGCAGGGTGTTATTGCCGAGCGTTGCGGCTTCTTCCTGATGAAGACTGTGATCTCAGGTCGCTCTAAAGAAATGCTTCGAGCCAATAAGACGGCGAGGCGGGAGGCGGCGCGATGACGGTTTTTGAATACATCCAGGCTCATCCAAACACCACCAGCGGTGACATCGCCAGAGGGCTGAACAAGAAGACACCCGCTGTATCAGGCGCAATATCCCAGCTTTATACCACTGGTCGCGTTGTGAAATCAGGGATGTGCAACGGTGTCCCTACTTACCGCGTTAACGATCTCCCTTATGGGTGTGGTAACGCAATGCTAATTCAATTCAATCAACTACTGATGGAGTGTCGCCGTGAAGCAGTCTGATTTACCAAGATGCCCTACGTGCGGAAATATGCCCGAGTACTCGCTGAAACCCAATCATCTTGGCTGGGTTTGGGGTGGTATCAGATGCCCGTATGACCATTACAGCGTGAAGCTCAACGGACCTGCCAGTAGCCGCGAAAAAGCAGAAAATACACTGGCACCGAAGTGGATTGAGTTAGTCGAAAAAGTTACCCAGGAGGCAGCCCAATGACAGCACTCAACAAACATGCTCAGTTGCGTAAAGAACTTTCAAACCCGGCAACAGGTAGTAACCACCATCTGCGAAAGCTGTCCCTGTCGTTGCTGGATGATTTGGAAGCCGCAGAGAAGCGTATAGCAGAACTGGATGCGAGCCACAGCAAGCTACGTGAGGGAATGGCAGCAATTTACAACGCCATTTGTGAAAACGGTGCCAGCACATCGCTGAGCGCAATCCTCACCTTCGTAAAGCGCTCGCGTGAAGAATCAGACATCGCCGCTGGCATTGGCGTGAAGGGGGTGTGAGATGGCACTGACGAAAAAACAACGTGCAGAGCTACGCATGAAGTTTGGCGGTCGATGTGCTTATTGTGGGTGCGAACTACCAGAGAAAGGCTGGCATGCTGACCATGTTGAGGCTGCATTGCGGAAGTGGGAATTTGGCGAACGTCAGTCCAATGGAACCCGGCGTGCTGTTGCAACCGGGGAATTCTGGCGACCTGAGAATGATGCTATCGAAAATCTTTTCCCGGCTTGCGCACCTTGCAACCTGTTTAAAGCCACATTCAGCGTGGACTTATTCCGGGAAGAAATTACGCGGCAGGCAGAACGTGCTCGCTCATATAGCGTCAACTTCCGCACTGCTGAACGATTTGGCCTGGTTGAAGTTGTCGAAAAGCCGGTTGTGTTCTGGTTTGAAAAATATCAAGAAGGAGCATCAGCATGACAACTAACAACCACCCGGCGCACGGTCCTGTATCACTCGATCGCCTGCACCAGATACGCGAACACCTGCTGCATGATACCCAATACTCAAACGGCGGGAACAGAGCCTACATTCTCGCTGATGCTGTGAAGGTGATTGCCGGGGTGATTACCCGTGAGCAAATACTCCGTGAACATGCTGCATGGTCACAGGCTACTTTCGGCGATGTTGGTCCAGTTGGTCCGCTGAAGCACCTTTCCAAAGAAGCGCTCGAGGCTGCTGCTGAACCAGGCGACCTTAGCGAATGGGCAGACATGCAATTCCTGTTATGGGATGCGCAACGTCGTGCCGGTATCAGTGATGAGCAGATTACGCTGGCGATGGTAGAAAAGCTGGCCGTTAACAAAACCCGCCAGTGGCCGGAGGCGAAAGATGGTGAGCCGCGTCTGCACATCAAAGAGCAACCAGCGCCGGTAACGCCGGATGGTTCTGAGGATACAAAGCGCCTCGACTGGCTTGATGCTCAGAACAAAAGGCTGAATGAGTATTACGGTACGTCTTACGGTTGGAAGTTTGACGCTAATTTCCAGAGGAACGCCATGATGCTCAATGACAGTAATTACCCGGTTATGACTGTTCGTCAGGCTATTGATGAAGCCATCGCAGAAGCGAAGAAACGGGAGAATATTTAACGTGAACCATTTAATGATCGACCTTGAAACTATGGGGAATAAACCAAATGCCCCCATCGTCTCTATCGGTGCTGTGTTTTTTGATCCTTCAACTGGTGAACTGGGCCCTGAATTTTACCGGGTTGTTAGCCTGAAAAGCGCGATTGCTGGAGGTGCCGTTCCTGACCCTGAAACAATAATTTGGTGGATGCGGCAAAGCGAAGGAGCTCGAATGGCTATTTGCGATGAGGATGCGACAACGATTTCAGCCGCCCTGATAAAGCTGAATACCTTTATTCTTTATAACTCTGACATTGATAAAGTTCAGGTCTGGGGTAATGGCGCTACCTTTGATAATGTAATCCTCCGTTCCAGCTATGACCGTGAATTAATCCCCTGCATGTGGAAATTCTGGAATGATCGTGATGTCCGAACTATCGTCGAATTAGGAAGGCAAATAGGAATCAACCCACGCCGGGACATACCGTTTGAAGGTGACATGCATAATGCCCTAGCCGATGCGAAACATCAGGCTAAGTATGTGTCAGCCATCTGGAAGCATCTCATTCCAAACCAGATTGATAAGTAGAGAGGTTGTTATGACTACTAATGATTTTATGGAAGAGCAGGAAGTATTCGACCTGCTCAAAAAGAAAAAAACGGCTGTCTGGCGTTTACGGAAAGAACATGATTTCCCTCAACCAGTACTGACATATCCAACGCGTTATAGCCGTAAAGCTGTTACGCGATGGATTGAAGATGGGGGAGTTAATAGATCAAAATAAAAAAATTACATTCCAAACATTAATTTTATATCTTTCCATCATGAATTCTTTTGATTTTCAAGAATTTTTTGCAACTCAGGATTATCATTAGCCTGAGTTGCCCGGTGAGTATTGTATTCCTCAAGGGCATCATTACGTTCTTTTAATTTTTGCGTATAAGTATTAGATATAATATCGTGACGATCTTGCAACACCTGTTCAAGTTGAAGTCGAAAGTCTTTTATTTTTTCATCAGATATAATACCCTTGTACTTCCCAATATCTTTCCTAAGGTTTTTTTCTTTTCTTTTATTAATACTTAACAACTGTCTATTGACACTTCCTAATGACCATTTAAATCCAATGGATTTAATCCAGTGAGATAAAAACATTGCACAGCTAGGAAGTGCAAGCAAGACAAATGGCTTAAACGAAGATAAATCTGCACTTAAAAAAGATAGGTGTCCGTCCCAAGAGGCAACCGCTAGGGTAAGAGCCCCAACGATGCCACTAGCTACAACATTCGAGACAAGAGGTACTTTTTCGTAACTTTCAGGCGTTGATTTATCAGTCACCCGCACCTCCTTTGACTGCTCTTCCCTTTCGAATTGCAGACATGGCTACTTCGTAAAACTCATCATCTGTTGTAACGTCAACAAACTGTTTGTGACTTATACCTTTATCATCAATGTATTCCAGCAACAATCTATGCTGCGGAGTGCACATGAACCGTATCCGGTCAAACAGAATCTTGAAGATCCAGTAAAAGACAGGGAGGGAGCTGAAAAAGGCCAGCCAAAAAGCAAAAGCTGTCATAGTCCCCCCTGTAGTTCAAGCTAGCTATAAAAGTTCGTTCACTCTACCAACTATGTAGGTTTTGTCCAGAGAATTCAAGTTCTCCCGGACAAGTAAGTCAACATAGTAAGCATCACTGAAAATCCCGGCCTCGCGCCCTGTTCGGACTCGTTGCAAGAACTCTTCATCTTCGATCGAAACCGTTATAGTTTCATCGTCATAATTTGCTCGCCACCCACTATTTTTGTCTTTATGAATAGTCAAAAATGTTATAGGTACATCTTCAAGTAATTGTTCAGAATAAGACTGCTCTACAGGAACTCTACGATATTTAAATGGCTCAGAATTGTTTTTTTCCACTCTAACAATATCCATGCCTTGTCGGGTTGATATTTTAAATGTTTCATAACCTTCTTTCTGTAAAGGATTATGGATTATCTTAGATAATGCTTTTCTGATGCTGGGTGATGCCAATAGTGGTCTATAATAAGAAGGCGCTACTATCTCATCTCCATCATCTAATATAATCTTACAATCACCGTCAGCAGTTAACGTAATACGGCGTATCTGACGCCCATTTATCGTACGAATTATATCTATTAACGTATTACCTGCAGCAATAACTGCTGTTCCACCAATACCAATAATACTTAAAACATCTAAATATTGAGTTGGATTCTGAATAACATCTATCAAATATTCGAATGAACCTTCTCGAAAAGGCTCAACTTCAACGTCTAAATTTTCACCTGTCCCGTTAACAATAAAATTAACTTCTTTTAATAAACTGTTCAGACCATTAAGAGACTCGGTTAAAACATCTAAATCTATTTTATGATTGGCTAATGCTTCACCATCATATTTAACCACTAATTGTTCAACTACACTGTTTTCCTCTTCGAGAACATCATCTTGTGGCATTTTATTTACTTCCATTCAAGTTAAAAGTTAGGTGGCACTTATAATTAAGTGAAAAATTAGCATATCTGTTTGACATGCCAAAATATTTTATCTGCATACAACTCATACGCTTCTTTCTGTTCCACCAGCCAATCGTGTTTGTTATACACCGCCATCACTCCTCCCAGTTCATGCCCCAGCATCTTTTCAGTGACATGGGGCATAACCCCTTCCCCTGATAAATTCGTCACCAGCGAGCGCCTGAAGTCATGTGTCCGCCATTCCGGCATATCAATTTTATCCCTTAATTTTTTCATATAGAGATTAGCTGACGAGCGATCTATAGGCTTGTCCAGTTCCTGGCCTGGAAAGAGCACATTGTTTCCAGCATTGAGCAGCCTATCAACGAAAGGTTTTACCTGGTCGAAAATAGGCCTACGAATTACGTTACCCATCTTGGAATGCTCTGATGGCGTAGTCCAAATCAGATCGTCCATGTTGAACTCACTGGCGCTAGCCAATCGGAGTTCTGACAACCTTGCCCCCCAAAGCATCAGAAGTTGATGGAGCACTTTGTTTGAGGTAACGATCTTGCTGTTCTCCAGCGCCAACCAAATTTTGGCTAGTTCCGTATACGTTAGAACCCGGCTACCCACATCAGGTTTCTTGCCAATAGTCTTAACGCTTAGCTTCAGAACCTCACAAGAAGGTATCAACTGGCGGCTGACACACCAGTTCATAACTGATCTGAGCTGGAGAAGCAGCACCCTTGCCTTTTTGCCGTTTTTCTTTTCCTGCTTATCGAAGAACCTGACCCAAGCTGAAACAGGGATATTTACTACCGGTGCATCTGGAAATTCTGTGTACATGGTGTTGTACACAACCGACTTATAAAGCGTCTGTGTATTGGGTTTCAGTGTTTCAACATACTTGCTCCACCACTGGTCGAGACACTCCTTGAGCGTTAGCTCACCATCTTCTTTAGCAAAATAATTTTTAGGGTTTAGTCCCTTGAGGTACAATTCGCGCATCTCACCCACGATGACACGAGCATCTTTCAGAGACATTGCCGGATAGCGCCCTATAGTAAGGCGCACAGGCTTACCGTTCCAACGATAACGGAATTGAAACGTAATCGTTCCAGTGGGAGTTATGCGCACACTTAATCCGTCACCATCTGTGACTTCTGGCGTGCCGCTGTAGGGCTTACCGTTGATGCTGCGAAGTTTGGTGTCGCTGAGGGCCACGGCTTAGTATCCTGTACACACTGAATTTCAGCATTCTGTACTCAATCTGTACGCAATGGCAAGTGAACGAGATGATTTTCTCCCAGAAAGGATGTGAAGGGAGAGGAAAGAAAAGAAACGAAATGCTTGATGATACGTGAACTAATGGGATAACATGTAACACAAGAAGAATGCTTAAAAATCAATCACATCTATGTCCCCTTAGTTAAATGGATATAACGAGCCCCTCCTAAGGGCTAGTTGCAGGTTCGATTCCTGCAGGGGACACCATCCCGCCGTACACCAACGTCTACCATCGTCCACAAATCCCCTGCAACCATCTAAAAACAAAGATATTTTCCTCTCTTGACGTCCATTACCGTCTATTGAAATCAAGTAAGTCTATGGGGCATAATTTGGGGCATTGTTGGTTCGATTGTATATGTGCCCCCAATATGACCAGAAACACCCTCAACAAATTGACAGATCGTCAGTGCAAAACAGCCAAGCCACGAGACAAAGCTTATAAGCTGTCTGATGGCGGTGGTCTTTATCTTGAATTATCCCAGACCGGTTCGAAGTATTGGCGTATGAAGTATCGCCGCCCATCAGACAAGAAAGAAGACAGACTTGCTTTTGGGGTATATCCAACCATCAGCTTACAAGACGCCAGAGAAAAACGAGACGACGCCAGGAAGCTGCTATCCAGAGGAATAGATCCCAAAGCCGAACAAAGAGCAGCAAAGGCAGAAGAAAAAGGCGCATTCACTTTTGAGACGATAGGACGTCAATGGGTTGAAAGCCACCAGATGTGGAACGAAGACCACCGAAAACGCGTACTTAGAAGCCTTGAAATGTATATTTTCCCTCACATTGGCACTTCGGATATTCGCAAACTGGAGGCGATGACAATTTTACCTTTGTTTAAGAAGGTAGATGACGCTGGGAAACACGATACAGCCAACCGACTTAAACAACGAGTTAAGGACATCATACATAGCGCCCGTCTGAGGGGTATTAAGACAGAAATCATCACGAATGATCTCGATGTCCGGTTAATGCAATATGAAACTAAGCATCATGCCGCACTGCATCCCAGAGATTTACCAGACTTTTTCACTCGATTGAGCAGCTTTAAAGGTAATCCTCTTACCCGCCTTGCCATTGAGCTAACCATGTTGACCTTTGTTCGTTCAAGCGAGTTAAGGTTTGCCCGTTGGAAAGAGTTTGACCTTGATCGGGCTGAGTGGATTATCCCTAAAAAACGAGAGCCTATCGATGGTGTGAGGTTTTCCACCCGTGGCACAAAGACGGGAAAAGACGAACATATCGTGCTTCTTAGCCGTCAGGCTGTTTCTATTGTCGAGCAGTTGAGAGAACTAAGCGGAAGCTACGATGTTGTGTTTCCGAATGAAAGAAACACAAAAGGCGTGATGAGTGAAAACACGGTAAACAAGGCATTACGCTTAATGGGCTATAACACGCAAGAGGACGTAACTGGACATGGATTCCGTGCCACAGCCTGTAGTTCCCTGATGGAGTCCGGTTTGTGGCAGGAGGACGCAGTAGAGCGCCAGATGAGCCACAAAGAATATAAAGACGTTAAAAGAGCCTACAAGCACAAGGCTGATTACTTAGAAGAACGCAAACTAATGCTTCAATGGTGGGCAGATTATCTGGACGCCAATCGAGAAATACATATAAGCCCTTACGAGTTCGGAAGGAGAACACGCCGTGACTAAGATGACAGGACTAGATGCGTTTTATAACGAGTCAGAAGATAAAATCTGGTTTGGTAATCTGATCAGCGAACTGGCAAGGCTAAACAATGAAAATGAAAGAATGATAGCTGCCGCTATCTTAAGTAACTACAGATTCAGCAAGGCTAAACCAGATACTTTAGGGGGGCTGGGCTTTTATCAGTTCGATTGGGTATCAGGTTTTACAACTAATGAAGACTTTGAAAAGCAGTGTGTGGAGTTTTTAGGTCTTCTGGCTATGGGGCATGAATACAGGGAGAGCCCGATACCGGGGGAAGAAGGGACTTTCAACGTTAGGAAAGGAGAAAACTTTTTATATCACGATGATGAGGATGATTGGTATGGGTCTTACGATTCGTTTTATTTCAGGCGCTCCGAGTTGGTGAACTTCTTCCCCGAACTGGAAGATGACAACATTGATGAACCGATAGCAGAGGAAACAGAAAGTGGGTCGCTCCACAGTGACTGGCGCGGCAAAAACACCGCCTGGAAAATGATTGCTGGGCTGGCGATTGCTTTATATGAATCCAGCGAGGACGTTAGAAAGAATGGAAAGCTCAACCAATCCGCGGTGTGCGAGAAAGCAGCAAATAACATCGCAAAGTACAGTGAAGAATACAATGATGCTGGCATGACCATGGATAATCTAAGAACGCTTCTAAAAAAGACTTTGCAGCGGCACGCACCCAATTTTTTGGGAAAGATAACAAAGTAAGATAATGATGTTCCCAAATTGGCTGGAGAGACGAAAACAAACGCCCAATTTGGGACAATTCGTTTCCCGAAAACTTTTTCTCCAAATTCACAGAAAACTTAAAAAAACAATGATTTACTATCTCACATAGTCAAGAAACGTATTACGAGGTAGATATGAAAAAGTCGCTGATTCGGCTATCTGAGGTTTTGAAACGCACAGGTTATAACAAGGCATGGGTATATGCCCTGATGAGTCGTGGACAATTTCCCCAATCAGTCAAGATTGGTGCTCGCGCAATAGCTTTTATTGAAAGCGAGATCGATGACTGGATCGATCAACGTATAGCCGAATCGCGTAGCAACTAAAGAACAGAAACAAACAGGATACAAACAATACGTTATTAGGTATTAAGAATGCAGTTGAACCCCACCAATCAAAAACTGAACGTAACCCATGTTGATTTTGAAACCTTCGCGGAACTGATTAGATCAGTGCCACAAAAGGTAAGCACCAGCACCTGGGTTTATGATGTGAAATCCACCAGCGGTGGAAAAGCTATCGGCATTGCCTCTGGCGATACTTACTTAGTAATCGATCTGATTTAA